GATGCAATTCTTGAACGCTCTAAACAGATGGAGTTCAAGATTAGGGACATTTTTGAAAGAACGAATTATAACGAACAGGTTCAACACGCTATACACGAAATGTGTCTGTATGGCACGGGATGTACAAAGGGTATTGCCCTTGAATATAAAAACTTTCCTGTCTACACTGCAGTGCAAACTGCAGATGATATGGCTGCGGTCGAATCGTTCCTTGAATCGGAGTTGATGCCGACTGTAAAGTTTGTAAGTATATGGAATATTTTTCCATCACCAGAGGCAATAAGTGCCGAAGATGCAGACTACATTATTCAAAGATCATTCCTTAGTAAGATACAACTCCGAAAGTTGGCGAAGACAGCAGAAGGTTTTATACCGGGAGCACTTGATAAGGTTATTGAAGAAGAGATAGGACTTGCCCACGGGTATGATGATAGTGAACATCCCAAGAAGTTTGATGATATTTCAGGTACAAGGTTAAAGAAGTTTGAAGTATTAGAGTTTTGGGGCCGTTTAGATGGTCAGGATTTAGAACCTCATTTGCCAATTGAATCAGAAGATATTCCAGATGCTCTTCCTGTTGTTATAACAGTCATAGGGGATGTAGTTGTGAAAATAGCTGAAAACCCTTTTGATGATACTGTCCCATTCCATTTTTGTAACTGGCAGAAGAATCCAGAGTCAATATGGGGTGACGGTATTTACTATGCAATAAGAGATGCACAGGCAATATTAAACTTCTCATACGCAATGATGGTAGAGGGCAAATCCTTATCTGCGGCCCCATTAACAGTTATTGATCCCAACGCATTTGAACCGGGTACAGACACAGAACAGATATATCCGGGTAAACAATTCCGTGTAAAACCGGGTGCCTCTGTCAGAGATTCCTTTACTTCAGTACAAATTCCAGATGTAACAGCAGGACTTCTTCAATTAATACAACAACTTGAACGTGAAGCAGACCTAGATTCAGGTCAAACCAGTATAGGGTATGGTGATCAATCACCTTCACAGACTAAGACGGCGACAGGAATGTCAATCCTGAATAGCAATGCAAATAGGCAGACGGCAGATGTAGTCAGGTCAGTTTCAGTTATGATCACCAAGAATGTAAAGGCGATATACAGGTGGCTGATGGTGGACTCTATGGATTCAACAATTAAGGGAGACTATGAAGCCATATCAACAGGATATGAACAGTATGTAGCCAAGGAGGTACACAACACACAACTGATAAACTTCTTGCAGGTTGTTGGTCAGATGCCAGAAATAAAGCAGTACCTCAAGCAGGAGGCATTTACGAGACCGTTGTTACGAGCATTTAACATGGAACCTGATAAAGTTGTAAAGACAGAAAAACAAGTTACAGAGGAGATGCAAGCCCAGCAGGATGCACAGAAGCAGCAAATGGAACAACAGGCTCAGGCCCAGCAACAGGCAGCAATGCAACAGGCTCAAGCCCAGCAACAGTTACAGTCTCAGAAGATACAAGAAGAGGCTCAGGCTTCTATGGCAGTTGATCAGAACAAGATTATGTTGATGGAAAAGCAGAAAGTATCTGAGGATCAGCGTAAGTTAGAAATGCAGGAGAGATTAGAACTTGTAAAACAGGGGAACGTATTAAATCCAGCAAACTTAGAAAATAATAGTGTTCTTTTGCGTGAGCAGATGGAGAATGAGAGGGATCAGGTCTTACAGCAGCAAGAGAATATGGTAGAGCAAGAGGAGGCAGTAGCTAGGGAGGCTGTTCAACAGGGACAACAGGAACAACAGGGACAACAGGAACAACAGGGACAACAGGAACTACCCGGTATTGGAGGAGAACAGCAACCAGCCCCCGGAGGAAATCCACCTGATTTTGGGAATGTACCTGAACGAATGGCAGAACCTGCTATGGAGAGATTAGCAGGAGGCCCAAGTGGAGAAGATATAAGACGAAGGGAGCTTGCAGAAAATGCCCCAGAGTGACATACTAAGGATGTTATCCCAGTCTCCGGGCTGGCAAATTTACAAAGAAATGATTGAAAAGAGGATGCAGGATACATATGATATAATTAAAATGAAACAATTAGTTGACCAAGAGTCAGTTTCAAGGCATAATGTATCTATTGGAAAAATTCAGGCATACCAAGAAATGCTTGACATTGCAGAACCAAAGTAATATAACAGGAGAACCCTCACACCTTTAGGGCAGGGTTTTATTTATTAACCAATCCGTAAACGTAGTATAACGGGACATTGGAAGGAGTTATATGTCAGAGAAAGAGGTACTTCAAGAGGAAGAAGAATCTGAAGAAGTTGAAGATTCAGAAGCCTTAGACGAAGAACTTTGGAGTCAGGACGAAGAAGCCGAAGGAGATTCTCAATCGGAGGGTACACCTCAGAAAGAAGAAGAAGAAGAGGAAGAGGAACCTGAAGAAGAAGAAGAAGATGAGACCGAAGATGATGAAGAGCCTGAAGAACCACAGCATGACTATGAAGCTCGTTACAAGGATTTAGAGAAGGAGTTTCATAAAAGGAATGAAGAGTCTGCAAGAATGCGTGAAGACCTCGGTGAGTTACGACTCAGGGATGTCGAGCGTGAACAAGCATTAGACAGAGTAAAACGAGGACTTCCAGAATCGGAAGCACCCCAAGTTGATCCTGCTGATGCAGATGCCTTCTTTGATAAGGAGGACAAGCAGACAATGGAGGAGTTCAGTGAACTGTCTTCTACATTCCGCAAGATGATTCAGCATGAGATGGCAAAGCAGGGTACTACCCTATCAGAAGCCACCATACAGGCTCAACAGCGGTTAAAAAATTTAGAAGATAAGGGCAAAGAACAGAACTACCAGCAATTTCTACATTATCATGAAGATTATATGAATGATAATGTAGGAGAGGACTACAGAGCTATAGACAAAGATGTTGATTTTCAAGCATTTGTTTTAGGTAGTCCAGCCATGACAAAAATGATGACTGAGTCAACAGACCCAATCGATCATGCCTCCGTTATGCAGTTATTCCTTTCCACCGAAGCGGGTCAAGCAGAGTGGAGACCTCCTATAGAAGAAGAGAAACAAGATAAAGCGAGTACTAAGCGACAGGCTAAGAGGGCAGCAGCGACTGGTCTTTTAGGTAATTCCGCACCCGTGAAAACTAAGAATTTGGACAACTTGTCCGATGATGAATTATGGGAAGCAATTCCCGAATAATAACCTATTATAAGGAGTAACTATGGCAGCATATGGAGGAACTGGAACAATCAGTGGCTCTTCTTATGGTGATCTCAGTAAGAATGATGCGTTTACGATCCAGAAAAAAATGCTTCCGATTGCGAAGCGACTGTTGACTTTTGCGAAATTTGCACAAAAGGAAACGAAGCCCCAAAAACAGGGGTTAGAGATTAGACACCGCAGGTATGAAAGGTTCCCAATTGTGGATACCCCGATTGCTGAAGGTGTAACACCGGACTTCTCAAGTCTTGAGCATACAACATTGATGCATACTTTAAAGCAGTATGGATCATACGTGAATACCACGGATGTACAGCTTGCGGTAGCAGCAGACCCGGTCTTAAAAATTATCAGCGAAAGACAGGCAACACAGGCTGGTGAGACAATCGACTTTCTCAGCTTCAAAGTCTTCCGTGCTGGTACATCAGTTAAATATGTAGGAACATCTGCAACAGCACGTTCAGATGTTGATTTCACGATTGGTGGAATTGCACCGACTATTAATGATCCCTCCACAGGGACTCAGACATTGTCGTCACTACAAACAGCTATCCGTGCTCTTGAGAACAACGATGCTATTAAGCTAAAAAGTAAGCTAAAGGCTTCTGTTGGTATTGCTACAGAGCCAATCCGTGAATCATATATTGCAATTTGCCACCCTGACCTTCTTCAGGATGTTCAGGCACTTCCGGGTTTCGTATCCGTGGAGAATTACTCTGATCAAGGCGATGTAATTGAAGGTGAGATTGGTGGAGTAGAGGGAGTACGTTTTATTACCACAACTCAAGCAGTTCCATTTAAAGATGCAGGTGACACTAATGGTGTTGCAAACTGTGTATCTACAACTGGAACAAACTCTGATGTTTATCCTATACTGATTTTCGCAGAGGACGCTATTGGTTGTGCAACTTTAGGTGGAATGGATTCACTCCGCTCAAAAGTCGTGATGCCGAAACCCGGCCCCGGTGATCCACTAGGACAGCGTGGTACGGTTGCGTGGGATACATTCTATTCCTGTATTATCCTCCAAGATTTATGGATGTACAGATTGGAAGTAGCCTGTACTAAACTTTCATAACATAAACAGCCCCTTCTAATGGGAGGGGCTTCACAATTAAATAAGGAAAATTTATGGACTCTATTAAAACTAATATTGTCAATTCACCTCAAATGAGCAAGGTTGACACAATCAACTTTGCAGACGGTCAAACATGGGCAATAGCCACGTATCAGCGTGTTCTCTTTGTCCCAGAAAAAGCACGTATTAGCGGTTTTGCTGTTATAGTTAGTGATGCTGCAACAACCACTTC